GATGTCCACGATTTACAGCGTCACTATCATCAGTTGAATCAGCAACATTAGTAACTTTTTGTGACCCCATGTTAAGTGGTCCTGACATAGCATCTCCTGATTTTGATACCTTACCAGCTCCAGCCTCTGTAATTTCTCTATCTACATAGAACTTAGTTGGAATATCTTGAGGAGCTACTGGATCATCAGGATCTCCGTCTGGTTCACTATCGATATCAATTTTAGGTTGAGTTTTGAATGTGTATTGACCATCAATATCGTAATCATCTCCAGCTACAATGAACTCACCATAGAAAGCAGAAGTGTTTGAAATCACAAAAGAAACACCACCTGCGTGTTGCTTTGTAAGTCCTGGTGTTTCAGTATATGGATCAACCATTAATACTGAACTAACTCCAGTTAGAGAAACAGTACCATCTGCGTTTGAAGATAGTCCTGTGAATGAGATTTGTTCTTCTCTATTTCCTTTTCCTGGTTCTATTGTAGCGTAAGCTTTAGTACCAAAAACCGCACTCATGTCGGTAATTGGTGTTCCATCAATCTGGTTAAGAGATTTTAAAATCAATGTTGTTTCCCCTATACTAGCCCCAGCTCCGGCTAGATACTGTTCTTGTAATTGTGCAAATTTTCTTGTCATAATATATATTATACCATATTAATCTAAACTTCGCTAGTTTAGATTTTATTAATTACTGATTGTTTTGAACTTGGTTTAGTAGCAGGTCCAAATGAAATAAAGTCCCACTGAGCATTGTCTTGATTGCTTCCAAACTGGAATGAATATTCATAGTGATCTTCATTTTGTAACCCTTTAAACGCTATGAACTTATTAAGTTCCTCTACTTCCTGAGCGGTACTTCCAAGACTTCTTTTACCAAGGCTTTGTTTACCAAGTGAAGCATCAGCAACATCTCTTTTATAGAGTATGTTTGGGTTATTTCCAGCAAGTGTGAAAGGTCTTTCACCTGTTGAACCGTCTATATCAAATAGAATTTTACAATCAATAACCGTTTTTTCCTCGATATGTCCTTCAACGAAGAATTCATTAAATGCCTTAAGCATTGTTCTACTTCCTGAGTTGTCATAACTCATTTTACCAATAGCCTCAATAGGTACACCGTTATCTGATAATCCATCAAATAATTTGAATGTTTGTGGTGTTAGGTATGAATGTCCGTGTAATTCACCTTGAATAATTGAGAAACAAGAAATTGACATTATCTGTGGAGCTTCCCATAAACGTCTTTCTAAGTTATAGATAAGAACAGTAGAGCTTTTAGGAGCTGTTATATAGATGTAGTGCTTGTGGTAGATAAGATCCATATCATCAAAGTCTAACCTTAGGAAGAGTTCCTTAACTTCATCTGAGATGTTTTTAGTTTGAGGTGTTTCAATGTTTTCAATTCTACCAATAAAGTTAAAGGCTTTATCCTTAGATACGAACATTGTTTGGTTTTTCATAGGGGCGATTCCTCTTTTATTTATTACACCATCTCCTGCATTTACGTCAAGTAATCTAATAACAAGAGATTGAGAAGAAAGGTTAGCTGAATCAATAAGCTTTGTCTGTACCCAAGAACCAAATCCGAACTGGATATACATTGATCCCTCACGTGGAGACATACCGTTAAAGTTTCCTCCAAGAGTTAACCTTGCTCCTTCACCTACAAGACGTTCTGGTCTACCAAAGTAGAATGAATCAGTACGACTAATTTCAGATACGTATACGAATCTATTATTTTCTGAAGCAATATATAATTGATTATCTAAAATCTCAACAGCAGTGTTCTTGTTGTTGTCTGGTAGGTCAAGAATATCCGTGTTTGGGATAGTTTGAATAGATTGATAAATATATGATCCTGCAACAGGAGCATCAACTGTAGGGTCAGGGGTTACACCTGTTAATACGTTGGTCCCATAACCTCCAGTATAAGAGTAAACAATACCATTAATAGTTACTGTTGGTGTTTCAATAACTACAGGGTCAGGTAGTATGTAGTCATATTCAGTGTCACTTGTAGTGTAAGATTTAATAAGGAATTCTTTCTTACAAGTAACATATACTTTATTTCCTTCAGAAGTTCCTATTGCTGTTGTACTAGGAAGTACAGCTTCCCATTTATTAGCCATATCTTTAGCAGTAAGAACTGAATCAGCTTGTTGTGCTACCGTAATTGAGTAAGTTGCTTCTGTTCCAGTAGCAAGTTCTATAGTAGTAATACTAAGGTTAATTCCATTAGTTTGTTCATTAGACTTAATTTTAAATTCCATTTCTGTTCTTCCTAGTCTTTCAAATCCAGTTTCAGCCCAGGTTTCGTCACCTTCTTTTGTTATTGTGTTAGAAGTTACTGAAGCTAATTTTGTAATAGCTCCATTCCATTTATAAATATTTTCAGTGTTGTTAACGAAAACAGCATAAGCTAACTTACGATCATGATCCCAAAAGTCTTGTTTTGAAAAGTAGAAATCACTTAGGTCGTTAGTTCCATCATTAAAACCATCTTTAAGTAGCTCCCAGTTCCCATCAAGAAGAACCTCGATACGGTCTCCCCATGTTCGAAGGTTTCTTTCATCACCCTTGAAATTATCAAAGTCAAATGAAGCAGTAATAGGTTTTATATCAGTCTTGTTTTTCTGTCCAACCAAGGTATATCCCTTACGGATTCCTACGGTTCTCGCGTCTTTAATCATTACATTTTGAGAACCTTTGATAAGGTGTCCAGGATCTAACTTTGTTATATCAATTTTTTCTGAATAACCTTTAATTGTTTCTGTTACGTCATGCTTGGTTGCCATATATTTTATAGTCTTTTAGTCCGTCTCTTGTAATAATTTGTAGATGTTCTTTTAGATGAAGAAGGTAAATCATTCTGATACTTAGCCTTTTCTTTAGAATATTGACTAGCCCAATAACCAGTTTCAGATGATCCTGGAGTATATCCATAATCATGCTGTTGCTGGTTTGCCAGTTGACAAAGTTTTGCCAGTAATAGGTCATATCCCTCATCAATAACCAAAGAGGTTTGATCTGAAGTAATACGAGAAGAAAGTGATCCATCTTCATTTATAAACATATACTTTGAATAGTATTCAATAAATGATCTATCTTGTAAGTTAGATGTAATAGCATCTATTTTCCAACCATCAAGTTTTAACCCTGAAGTATCACCAAAGGTACAGGTAATAAACTGAATATTCTCTGGATCAGGTACACCTGTATTTACAGCATTACGCCAATCAAGTTTAACTAAGTTCCATCCTTCCTCAAACTCGGTACCATAAACAGTACGTGTAGTTGTAATTTCAAAGTAATTAGATTCATCAGCACCTGCTTTAATTTTAAAGTTAGAAATATTTCCTCGTGGAGGGATCTTAATAAACATATAGAAAGATGATTGATCTGTATGCCCTAATAGATTAAGTGAAAGAGATGATGCGGTGATAGAAAATACACCTGTTTCAACTTGATCGAAGGAAACAGAAGCTAATCCTTGAATATAATCAGAAGAATCTCTTGTAATATTTTCAATGTTAACACCAGAAAGATCATCAGTTGAGTCAAAGTCTATTAATTGAATACCTGCTGGTACTTCAACACCGTTAATTTCCATAGCCTTAAATCCGTTATAATATTTAATATCAACATTATCTTCTTGGTTATTTTTAGTGTTAGTTAAGACAAGCTTAAAGTCATCCTCTCCATTTACGTTAATTCTAATAAACTTCTTTTTCTTTAGGTCAATAGGTAGAGCAAGAAGAGGTTCATCAAGGTAGATGAAAGGTAACTCGGATTTTCTCCGTGTTTCCTCTAAGTCAACATCAGAAAGGACTTTTCTACATGCGTCCTCTATAATACCAAAAACATTGTGTAGCTTATCAAGGTTTGTTCCATGAAGCTTTCCTGCTAGGTCATTTTTTAAATCAGATACTCTATATTTCATATCTATATTATACCATATTTATAATACATATACAACAAAAAAACACCTAATTAAAGATGTTTAAATGCTTGGGTTAAGCTCCAGCTCCTGTTGATCCAGTTACCCCAATAAAGTCTACAGCCTCTTGTCCATCTCGGAAAGATGCAAGATACTTAGATGTTCCGTTATCTGAATATTTCTTTTCTCGGAAGTTAGTCTCAAGCGCTTTACGTGTGTAAGACATAACTCGGTGCTCATCTCCTAGTAGGAAGTAAGCAGTGTCAGATCCAGCAGTAATTGTCCCGAATACTGGGTCAGTTCCTGCTCCAACTTGTGAACCAATGTATCTTGATGTCGCAAGTGAGATATCGTACTTGTTAGAGTAGTAGTTGATATCGTTGTTGTTTGATCCAGGAACTTTATCAGTATCAAGTAGTACACAAGCTTCTTTATGAAGTGATGTTGGAACTAATAGAGTTGAAGCAACTTGTCCTTCATCAATAGTACCATCGTGTAATACTTGTGTGTAAAGTTTTGTGAATAGATCATCAACTCCAGTTTCTGAAAATGCAAGCACTGACTTGTTGTCAACTACGTCTCCGTTAAGAGTTTCGTTGTCATCAGCAACTAGATATTTTTCTGAACCTACTTCTGAAAGAATAGTTTCTGTTACAGTGAAAGCTCCTCGGTAAAGATCGAAACGAATTCGGTTCTTTGTTTGCATTGCTTTTCGTCCCATATCAGCAACATGTCTTTTAACTACTCCCCACATGTCGTCATCTTCAAGTTCTTCAGTAATTTTTACTGAGTTCGTGAATTTTGAGAATCCGATTGGTCGTTTTGGACCTTGTTCGAAGTTAGTTTCAGCGTATGTTCCTTCTTCAGCAGTACCTACGAATTCTCCGATTCCTTTGTAGATAGTTGAAACTGTTTCAGCTCGGTTGTTAATTGATTCTTGATTGAAAACTCGTGAATCTGAGTGGTCAATATGACCTGAGATTTTTTTCTTGTTGTAAGAATCCCAGAAGATTTTGTCAAGCCCTGTTTTTACTACGTCAGGGTTTAATGTTCTAGTGTTAGTAGCCATAATAATAATTAATTAAATAAAATAATAATAATTATACGCTACCTATGTCAAGTACAGATTTGTCCTTATCCGTTAATTTCAGATTCAGACACACCTATTTTAGCAAGGAAGTCCTTGTCAGCTTGTGAAAGTTGTTTTGTAGTATCTCCTGATGATACAGTCCCTGGTAGATCTGTACCCTTTGGTTTTGTTTTCAGTGCGCGAATAAGCTCACCGTTAACTACCTCTAATTTACCTGCGTTTGCAAGTTGCATAGCTAACTGTATATCTTCCTCTGGTTTTCCAGATGGAACTACACGGTTATCAAGGTAATACTCAACTTTCGCTAGTGTATCTTTATCTTCAATGAGTGTAGGTAAAGATTCTCTTAATTTCTTTGATTCTCGTTCTGCAATTTTAGCTTCAAAACGTGCATCAATATCCTCTTGAGTTAATTGTTCAGGAGCATCTTTTACGATTTCATCCTTAACTTCTTTTTCCTCCAGTCTCTTTTGACTTAGCGTATATTTTGCTTTTTCAAGTTCTGCTTTTGTTTTCTCCAGTTCAGACTTGTAAAAACTTGTTGACTCTTCTTCAGGTGTAGTTCCTGGTTCCGGTTTAGTGTCAGTAGCTTCAGGTGTCCCCTCTGCTTCCGGAGCTGTGTTTAATTCTTTATCTACATCAGACATAATTGTGTTATCTTTCTTACCGTGAAAGTTACGGGATCTTATCTTTATTTAAACCCTCGCTACAAACGAGTGTAAGGTCAAAGTTACCTAAATTATTAATATAGTCACTAATGTAACTAATTACCCACTCGATTCAGAAACACAGCAAAAACTGTCTCAAGTGTGTAATTAGTTACACTAATAACTAATTTAGTATGTAATTATTATAGCACATTAATTGTTCTTGTGCAAACTTGACAAGGCATTTAATTTGTTGTGTATCATATTTACATTATACAATAAAGCCTTTCCGAATTCACGGTCTTCTTTATAGTATATCTTTTCATGTGCTAAGTGAGATAACTCATTTAACATTAACGTAACGACATGATCTGATTTTTTACATTCATAGGCTTGTTTAGCCACTAATTCTACCTGCCTTTGGTTTAAGGCCTTACCATTAATAAACAACTTACCCTTTACAGAAACGATAAAGTCTGTTGAGACCACCGCATTGAATAAGTGTTTTAATAGCCAGTTTTTGATTCGCTGTTTAATCATAAGTTTATTCTTGGTTTAATAATGATTTTAGACTTCCACTACCTGTTATCTGTTGAGGTAGATTACCATTTACTGGTTGATCTACTTCTTGTCTTGGTACCCCATTGTCTTTAGCCATGAAACGATCTTCATCACCTGGTACATATGGAGTAAGTAGGAATTCTTTAGTAATTTCGTTTTGGTCAAGGGTAGGGTTGTTAATTGCTCTGTCGTATGCTTCAAGTTTTAGAGCTTTTTCCATACGTTTGTTTTCCTTAGATAGTTCTTCTTCTGAAATGAATACTGTGAACTTTTGTTTTCTAAAGAGTACAGGATCAACTAGCTTAATACCTACATCACCCTTAAGACCTTCTTCTTCTAATAGACTCATAGACACATCAAATTCATCTACCATATCTTTTCCAAAGAACTGATCGGTAAATCTAATTTGATTCATATCTGATGGTCCTGAACCTTGCAGGTTACCATTAGCAAGAAGTGATTTGTATTTAACTTTCTGTCCTCCTGAAAGTAAACCTTCAACCTCTGGCATAGTTAGATACTGAAGAATATCTCCTTGCATAAGTGTTCCTAATTGCTTAACTAAATGAGATAATTGTCTACCAAATAACCCTAGAGCTTGCATTGAGTTTTGTTCTAGTCCTGCATATTCTACAGCAGTCATTTCCTTGCTATCTGCAACTCCCATAGCTCGTGATGATTGTGTAGATTCTGACATTGAACCTTCAACATTTTGAGTAAGTTGTAGTCCTGCTGAAATATTAGAATTTCCAGATAATACTTCAACTCTTCCATCTTCTCCTGCATGAGTAACTTGTCCTGGAATCATAACCGGTGCATCGAATCTAGTTTCACCATATGAAATCATAGGTGGTACAAGAGCAATAGCTCCGGCATCAAAGATCATATTATATAATGAATCAATAAGGTTTTGATCTGGTGCAATTTTATTAACAGCAGATTTACCTGTGAACATTGATTGAATTTCTTCAAATACTAATGTAGCAAATGGATATAATCCATCTTCACGTGTCATAGGTTCCTCATGATGAGTCATAAGAATACCATTAATCATAACAACCTCCTCACACGCTAATCGGTTATAGTAGGTCATTATAATAACTTCATTCTTTTTAAGGTGATGAGTATCTTCTTCATAGAATGATGTACTTTGTGAATCATAACTAACCATTGTACCTCCCTTAACATATCCCCAGTTATCATTTTTACCATATCTTTGCTTAGCATCTTCATAAGAAGTAATCTTTCTTTTAATAAGCCATGGTTGCATTTGAATTTGAGAAGGAGCAAGGTTAATATCAGCGAAAAGAATTTCGTTAACCTTAAGTGTCTTATATAAGATACCTGTCATAAGTTCATCAACTACTTCTTCTAGTTGAATGTTACCATCTTTATCTCGCCATCGTTTGGTACGCATTGTTTCAAAGAACCCTGTTTCCATGTAAGCAATAGGATCTGTCAAAGCGTTAATAACAGTACGAGCGTAGTCCATTTCGTAAGATGAGTGTTCAATAACCCAACGAGAGATAAGACGCATAACTTCAGCAGTGTCTTTATCCTGCATATCATTCTTGTTCTGAGCTCTGAATGAAGGATAGATAACCATAGCGGTCATCTTTGTTGCAATCGCAATAATTTTATTACGAGTAATAGGTCGAACAGTATCAGCCATCCAGTCAAAATCAGGATCTGACTCACGAGGTGGCATATATGTGTTAAAAGCCTTTTGATTTCTCTCAGCTTCTTCAATAATAGAGCGCTCATCATATGCTCTAATAGGAGTATTTAAAGTTTTCAGTCCTTCTCTATACTTCTCAAGAATAGAAGCCACCTTCTTTGATTCTTCAGGAGTATATTTAATGTCAATCTTTGTTTTCATATCTATAATTATACCATACTTATAAAGAAAAGCCTATAGGTGAAGGAATTATATCCTCTGTTTCACCCTCAAGTATAATTGAGTTTATAGGTGTTTTCTTTTCTAATAATATAGCCTCTTCTAGCGAATTAGCTTCTATCATTTTTTGAACTGAATAAAGTTTCATATTATCGTTTCATGTAAGAGCGAACTCTTTGTCTTATAGTATTTGTCTGTCGCGCTGTTTCTGTCTTTTTAAGTGCATCCAAACAGAATGACATACAGTCGGCACGGTCATCTCTTTTTCCACGAGGAAATTTTAGAAGTTCCATTTCGTAAGCTGTATCATACATTCCTTTCCTGTGATATATTACACCACGTTCGTAGAGAGAAAGCAACCCAACTCCAATACGTTCTTCCTTGTTTCCTCTTTTTGTTTCATATACCTTAAAGTATACTCCACGCTTACTTTGTTCTTCCTCTACCGCAAAGACTAAGGCCTTTTGGTATTGAATAGCCTCAATAGTTACTCTTGACTTAAACTCTTCGTGATGTTTAAAAATAAGATCAACAGTTTCTTTAGGTGTGAAGTGTCCTGCATCTTCTCTAATTCTGTAGATATCGAAGGAATCTCTCTCCTTAGCAATAGTAAGAACAACGGTATTGTCAGCATCATCATCTTGTGAAATAGCTGGGTCAATAAGAGTATAGTAATCTAATTTCTTTCTTTTAAAATCTTCATCCATAGGATCGTAGTATTTAAAGTATTCTTTCTTAAATACCTGCAACTCAGATAGAATAGGGTCCTGTTGGTACTGTGAAGCCCACGCATAGAGACTTTTAGACTTAATCACCTCTAGTGCCTTAACAGGGAAGACCTCTGGCCATAGAGCCTCTCCTGCTTTCCTAAATAGTTCTCCTTCATAATACTGATCTTCTGATGCTACCGCTTCGAAGTTAATTATCTCCCATTTCTCAAAATCTCCATCTGGGTTTTCTAGCTCGTTCTTAGCTTGTTCTTCCATTAATCTACCAACAACGTCATCTTCATGCCATCGTTGCATAATAACAATCTTAACTTTACCGTATTTAACAGTTTCATTAGTTTGTGGGTCCCTAGCTTGATATGGTTGTAGACGAGATCCAAGAGTATCTCGAAAGTATTCCCAAGCATTATCTCGTGATGTCTTTGATTCAGCATCAGCACGTGATCCAAAAAGGTCGTCAGCAACTAATATGTTACCTCCAGAACCAGTAACAAGCTTTGATCCTACTCCAACACCTAAGAATGATGAAGAGTTTTCTAATCTCATACTTGATTTACTCTTTTCGTCTTTTCTAAGCATAGCATCAGGCATAATAGACTGATATTGCTTTGAGTTAATAATATCCCTGATCTTTGATCCAGTTTTTTCCGCGAATTTACCCGTGTGAGTAGCAAAAATAAACTCTAATCCAGGTAATAGTCCCATTAACCATGGTCCCGCTAATTCTACGAAGGTGTGAGTTTTACCATGACGAGGTGGAACAGCAACAATAAGGTACAGTTCGGCTCCTGGAGTAGTAAGAGTAGTGTAAATTCTCTCGATCATGTCTGAGAAAATCTTATGAATAGTGGCTACTTCATATTTCTTGTTTATTAATTGGGCAAAAGCTCTAAAACGTAGTCGTGCAAGCTTTGCCATTAGTAGGTTTGTTGATAATTTCATACTATTTAATGATTTCTTGTAGTAATGCTATTAAATCACGTGCTTGTGAGTTTGTGAGTTGTGACTTAAAGTCGTACTCTTTAATTCCTACATCTGTAGATCCGTGATCCTTAATAATCTTAATAAGGGTTTGTAGTTCAGATGTCTTTGGGTTGATTTTAAGGGATTGCATGAGTCCTTGTACCATTTGAGGTAGTTGTTCTCCTGCAACCTGCATAGTAGTGGCTGATAGGTCACTTATAAAGTTAGGTCTTTGTTGGAATTCTAATATATCTTCTTTTGTTACTTCATATAGGTCACCGAATTCTGCTATGGTAAATGGTCTTCGTTCTGTTTTTGGAGTGGCTTCCCATCTTAGATATTTTTTATAGACTTCTTCTAGTGGGGTGCGTTGTTTTTTTAGATCTATTTTCATGCTGTTATTATACCATGAAATCTCAATTTTGAAAAATTTTTTAGAGAGGGCAAACGGGACATTCTAAAAGTTTTCAATTTCCCCATACCCTCCCCCCTATCCCGTCCCTTTCATACCCGCCTCGCTCCGATCTTAAAATGATCTTCAATAAGAAAGGGACCTATTAAAAAAATAGGTAGGTACTATATATAAAGAAAAAGAGCGACATCTATGCCAGAAGGGGAGGGGAGGGGTACATATATCTAACGTCGCACATTATTTATTTTGCGACGTTGGAAAGTTAACTGTGCGTTTAATGTATGTGTATAACTTAAGCTCCCTCGTGTTACCCTAAGAGATGTTTTTTTAAAAAGTATATTAAAAAAAAATAAATATATAAACATAATATAATGACTTTTGAAAAAGAGAAAAAATATGCTTTTTAAAAAAAAATAAAAACTTTTTAAAAAAAAATATCTCTAGGTCACACGACATAAAGCCCTCAGCCTCAAAGACCACGTTTCATGTGAAACGTCAAATAGCCTTATATTATAACAAAATACAGCCCTTCAAAACATTACGCCATAAAATACCTTCAAAGTAAACCCTATTTTCCTTGCACAACCGTTGTGCCTCTGTTATATTGTAAATGCACAAAACAGGGGGTATTAAAGATACACTCAATATATAATAACTGTGCCAACTAATTTATTAAATGTAAGTTTGAAATATCAAAAAATTATATGAAAAAACAAGAAGGAGTACATAATGTATTAGGATATACCCCAGAACAAGAGAAAGCTATAAGAAGAATTATAAGATTAGGATATAGCAAGAATTATGCTATTGATACCGTCTTATATCATTCTAACAGCTAAAATATAGTAGCTACATGATAGGTTATAATCATAACGATTATAGCTTATAATGTATCAATTATAATAAAAAGATACAATAATAATATGAAAAACACAAAAGAACAATTCAAACAATGGGCCATTGACTGCATGGGATATAGTAATGAAGATGTCAACGAATGTATTGATGACAATAACTATCAGATAATAGACTTCATTCCTAATGATGAGGGTACACTTGAAGAACTATCTTTATTTCTTAATTAATAATCTTATGAAAAAAATCCTTAACATACTACTTATAGTAGTCACTATCACACTATATCTATCTTGGTACATTCCGTATAATAACCATATCAATACTTGTACCATAGATATCATTAATCAAACTTGTAACTAATAACAATAATATGAACATTGAAAAACTAGCAAAAAACAACCCAGAAGGCTTTACCGTATCACTACCAAACCTTGAACCAGTAACCAAGGGATATGCTGTAGCGTATAAAGATACGCAAGACAGCTTTGGAACCGAAGGACTTAAGAAAGCATATAATCATGCGATGAGTCATGACAAGATCATAGGAGGCTGGCTTAACAAAAAGAATAATCAATACTACTACGATAGTATCAAGATATTCCAGAACGAAGAGCAAGCCAAAGACTTTGGAAGAGATCAGGAGCAAATTGCGATCTTTGATCTTAACACTATGACTGAGATAGAACTTTAATAGATACAAGCTAGGGTATACCAAGCGTATACCTTAGATTGTGCATATTAATAATAACAGCACAAAATAAATAACATGAAAATAACTAACATAAAATGGGAAACTGACGGTCAAAAAGTAGAATTACCAGATACAATCGTATTTGATAAAAATTATTCAGAAGATGAGGTATCAGATTATTTATCAGATGAGTATGGGTATTTACATAATGGCTTTACTATTAACGACTAACTAACATGACAACATTTAAAATAACCGAAGATCTTACACTTGAGGCAAAAAGCTTTAGTACCCGAAACTCTTGGGGCCATGAAGTAACAGCAATATACAAGGGCCAAGAGATCAACACTCAAAAAACTTACTATATCAACCGAACTTGGGAGCGATACCAATATGAAAGTGCTCTAAATAGAATGATAGACGTATTAGATAAAGAGAAAAAGGTCCCATTAAGGGACCGATTCCAAGCAACTTTAACCATTAAGAACCGTTAACATGAGCCTAAAAGAAATCAACAAAATTATCAATAGAGGACTTACAGGAGCTTTGTTTTTTCTTGTGGCCACTATCATACCGGAGCAAGAGCCACTTCATATGCTACTAACCTTCATAGGTATAGCAATTATCACACCATACATTATTAAAAGAATCAATAACATATTAAACTAAAATGAAAACAGTAACGCAAACAACTAACATTTATCAGTACGAGGAATTATCGAAGGAGGCCAAAGAAAAAGCAATACAAGAGCATATTGAGTTTTTGGAAAGTATTGACTGGAGCAACGAAGAGTATAGACCATCATACATACAATACGCTATTGATAAATGTAATGAGCTTCGTACACCTTGGTTTTTTAAGGACTATATACTTGAAGATGGCAGAGATCTCATTGAGCAAGAGTTACAGGACTACGAGTTTTACAAGGAAGGAGCTAGATACTACGAGTAATATGGGAGCTTCAAACTATGCAAGGCATAACCTTAAGAAGGTATATGCTGTAAGAGAGGAATATCTTGATGAAGATCTATTTATTGATATTCAGGAACCACTTGTCTATGCTTTAGATCAAGAGTTTTCAAAGAGCAAGAAGATAGAAGTATCAGACTCAGAAGGCTCTGATGGTAGTCGTAATTATACAGGTGCATACATTGCGTCAATTACCCGTGAATATGACTTTGGTATACTTGAATTACGTTGCAAGATCTGTAATGGTTATTATGAGGGAGCTAATCTTGAGTACGATCTATTCTTTGAAGGCGAAGAATATAATAATATAGAAGATATTGAGGAATATGCCACTATCATACGTGACTACAAGAGAATGGTATCAGGAATGGAACGTGTATATTCTAAATTAACCGAACCTTTAACCGTACTTGGTACCTTTTCAGATGGTACTACAGTATATAAGAACTAACATGAACGAAGACAACCAATTAAAACACCATATTTTTTGGATAATGAAGATAACAGGAGCACCACTACCAGAAAAACTAACCGACTTAACCATAACTGAGGAACTTGCTACAGAGATTGACAGCCTTGTTGCTCACGTTAAAGCTAACTACTAACATGGAAGAAAAACTACAAAAACTACTAAAATCAAACGGTTTTGATTTTATGGACTCATGGAAAGATGAAACGACAGGAACCGTAAACGAAAAATATAGAAAAGGAAACGAAGATATTACTATATCTTATATTATAAATAATGATAACTACTAACATGAAACAATTTATAAAAGAATTAAAAAAAAGAAATGGTCACGTATTAGATACTATAAAAACAAGTAAAGGGTATCTATTATATTATAGAGAATATGGAACTTATTCATATAATACGCAATTAATAAGCTTCAAAAAGAACTAACATGACATATAAAAAACCATGCGATACCATGTATCACGTATTTACTAACGGATATGACGACTACCTAACAGACCCAGAAGAGGTTATTAAGGCCGTATCAAGATTAATGGAAGACGGTCACGAAGAGATCAGGGTTTATAAACAAACAGAATGGAACGAGATGGAAGGTATCTTTGAGGATGGTGACTGTATCTTTTCTCTTGGAGACTTCCCTTTATAATAAATTAAACATAATTAACCAATTACTAACATGGAAACATACCCAGAACCAAAAGACCCAATCTATCACTTATATATAGATGACGTTCTTTACACAAAACGAATTACTAGACGCTATACTTGAAATAACAACAGGTGGAGATTATACCTATCAGGTTATAGAGGTTTTTGAATTGACTGACTGGTGTACAGAAGAAGGTATTTATGATAGCCGAGAATATTTATTTAAAATTAACTAATCAACTACTAACATGAACAAACTATACATACATATAATACTAATAACATTATTCATAATAAACGCCTTTTTACTAATCTGGGTACCATCAATAATTATAGCAAAGATATTTGTAACAGTTTTTGTATTATTTCTTATTAACCTTAGCTTAATTAATAGATAATATTACATATAAGTGATATTTCACAACACAAAGCCGGTAGCGATATTAAAATAGTAATATTCATATCATGTTATTGTTAACCTCCACGCACGGAGCTATCCATATATCAAAAACCTTGCAAGGTTGCCGGCTTTGTGTTGTGAAATATCAAACACTATCATGAAAAAGAAATGCAAAATATGTTTAAATAAAGTACCTAAATATCATTCAAAGTATTGTGGTCCAGAATGTCAGCAAGAGGGTAAAAGAGAACGATACCGTAGAAGTGTGTTAAAAACATGTAAGCTTTGCCCACGTACTTTTTACAATGACAAGTCTGGACATCAAAAGTACTGTTCTGTATGTACTAAAAAAGGTAGACTTAAGACACGAAAACTATCAGAAGGATACAAGAAAAAGTATCCCACTCTTTATAAGACATGCCCTTGGTGCAACATATATTTTATGTGCGTCCGGAGCGATCAGGTATACTGTAAACCTCAATGTACCAGATCACACTTAAGAGCTAAAAAGGTAAAGGCAAGGCCAAGAAAAGGAGGGACTTGTAAAATATGTAAACACCCTACTGATCTATTGAGGCATGTAAACTGTAATATTTGCGGTAGAGGTAAAAAACGTATTAACAGGAACGGTAATGAACTTTGGCAAGCATTAGAAGATTGACATCACTATCATAAGATGGCAGAAAATCAAAAACAGGTTGCACAAAAAAGATACGCGTGCTACATTGAAATAAGACAGGTAGTTTTCAGTGTATAGGGTATAGCAACAGCACTATATCCTATACACTGTATGTTACCAAACAGCAGTTTATTAAATTAATTATAAAATATATGTACTATATTACAAAAGAACTAGAGATTATTAAGGATAAAAAGTCACGTCAAGACGAAAACTTCACTTACTTTGAAAAAAGAGAAGATATTGACCAAGATCTATCAGAAGATTATATTGATGGAGATATTGTTAGAGTTAAGAAAGTACCTAATGCACTAGTATTTACTTCTAAAGTAAAAGCAGAAGAAAAGGTAGCAGAACTAAAGCAGGAGGTAATACTTCAAGGTATCGCTATTATTAATAATGACTTAGAGGAACTATCTAATAAAATAAAAGGTATTACATCAACAATGCAATCTAAATACGATAGAGATAACTATAACAAAAGATCTTTGATCGCTTCTATTAATAATGTCTCTTCAGAAATTAAAGACTCAACAAAACTATATAAAGTTATTAACTACAGTCTTTTAACTATTATTTCATTGTTACTAGCATCAATTATTCTTTAATATTATGCCATCACACATGAACTTAAGGCTTACAGAAAAGTCAAAAGAAAATATAGCGTTCATTATGGCTCACCAAGACATTGAAACAAAGCAGTCAGCAGTGCGTCAGGCCCTCAACTATTTTGCTATGCACTTAGTCAAAGAGGACGCTAAGATAAACAACTATTCAAAGAGTGCTAAGACTGGTTCAGTAGTAGAGAAAAAAGTCACTAAAGCAGAGACTGATTTTGAAGAAGGGAAGAATCTTTGTGTTCTGGATTTTGAAGGAGTAATCACTGATGAGCACGGAAACGAAGACCCAAATGGTATTTATTGTAAATATGACTCTTACGAAAAGCTAACGAATAAGAAGTTTTATGTCGCAAGAGATATGGTTAACCCTATTGAAAGACTATCAGGGTTATTAAACAGTGGAGAAAAATATCGTAACACAAACAAGATGGAGGTGGATTCACTATCACAAGATGAAAGCGTTGCCTTTGTGGAATTGAACGGTAAAGATGACTAGTCACGATATTGTACTTTGCCGGCATGAAGAATGTAAGAAAAAGCAGTTATCTTTTAACGAGTGGAATGATCTAATAGATTGGTTCCCTATAATATCAGGCAGAGGTAATTTATTATCAGACCTAGCCTCTAAGTTTTTATACGATAGATCAAAAGCAAAGAACAAGCCATCAGCTTGGTATTGCGTACAGAACTTTAAAGAGTTTACCGATCAAAAGGAAATATGGTTTGAACACAAGTTCAGAGGAGACTTTGAAATATGGCGTGAAGACCACACAGTTTATCAATTAAGTAACGGACATTACCTTGTCCATAAATAATATTATGTTTAACACAGCAAAAAAAATAAAGGAAGAGTACGAGAAGAAAATGAATAATTTAGTAGAAGAAGATGAAAAAGCAGTTGCAAATTTAACAGAAGAATATAATCGTATGATTGATGATTTAAAACACAAGCACGCTCAAGAAATTTCAACTATTGAATTCAACCAAGAAGAAGCAATACGAAAAGCAACCAAAAAGTCAGAGGAAAAAGCAACACAGCTAGAACAAAAAAATGCAGTACTAGAGAAAGAAAACGAAATTCTAAACACAGCATTTAACAACATGGGATTTGAGGTTAAAGACATGAAGGGGATTCTTACTACTCTTGCAGACGCATTAGGTAAAAAGAATACTGTTCAAGTAATTAAGTAGTATGATGTATGCTGGAACACTTGGTAATTTCCAAGTTGATGTTGACCTAAATAGACGTTCTGGTTTAGATCTTCAACATTCTTCCATTGAAAGAGCTATTCTTCAATTACAAAAAGAGAGAGATATATGGAAAGAAAGAGTATATGAAGAGCGAGCTCGAAGCTCTCGTATGTATATAGAGGGGGTTAATAATTATGTATCACTTGATAGCCCTACAGCTATAACTGGAGATATTGCTACTAAGAAAAAAAACCTCAAACAAATTATTAGTTACTTTTATAAGACACGAGCACGATAATCATGTACAACCAAAACAACCCAACACAATATATGACAGACAAGGAGAAGATTGAGTATTATAAAGATAACTCAAAATTCAATGCACTTGTTATCTTAATACTTATTATTTATATCATATTTTAATGCAAGCATTTAAACATCAAAAAGAAATACTAGAAGACCCTCGCAAGAGATTGCTTTTAGCATGGGACACCGGAACCGGTAAAACCTATGGAGCAGAGCTACTTGCAAATAAGTGGTCAGCCAGATGTTTAATTATTGTACCTAAGTCTCAGTATGAAAAGTGGACCTTCATGGAAGATTCTGGTCATAAGGTAGTTACTAAAGAATGGTTCAGAGATCACCTTAAAGAAGTTGCTCAGGACTACAAGGAATTAAACTTAAACGGTATCATCATTGACGAAGCTCACTTCTTCGCAGGAGTTACTTCAAAGATGACTAAAGCTCTTATGAAGTTTAATAAGTTTTTTAATCCAGAGTATATGTGGTTATTAACAGCTACCCCAGTGTTATCCACACCTTGGAATGTGTACACCTTATCATGTCACTTAGGTTATCCTATTGACTATGCTAAGTTCCGGAAGATGTTCTTTTACCAGATAAAAATGGGTAATCGTTACATATGGAAGGAACTATCCAGAATAAGCCATCAGGGACAGTATTATACTCCTAAGGCTATGTTACACTCTATACTTAATAAATTCACCGTGTGGGTTGATTTTGAGGACGTGGCGAGGGATAACGACATTGAATACGATCTATCTAAGCAAACAAAGAAGGTACATTTCTTAGCTCAGACACTTGAGCAACAAAAGAAGCAGTTTAGATTGACTCAAGAAGGTATTGCACTATGGACAAAGAAGCATACGGTCCAGAATGGATTCTATGAAGACGAGTACGAGGAGCTCCAATATTTTGAAGATCCTAAACTTACTCATATATTATCCGTAGTTAAGAAACAACCTAAGTTAGCTATTGTATGTCGTTATCATAGACAAATGGAAAGGTATCAAAAAGAACTTGAAGATCGAGGTCATGAGGTTCATATTATTAAAGGTGGAGTTAAAGACATTGAGAACTACACCAGAAAGCTTGACGTAATGGATAAGTGTGTTGTAATTATTCAGGCTAACGTATCAGAAGGGTACGAACTTCCCTCTTTTCCTTACGTTATTTTTGCTTCACTATCATTCGCTTACAAGGACTACAAACAGATGTTCGGACGATTCCTACGTGTTAACGCGATCACGCCAACACATGTAGATATATTATTAATGATTGATGGAGTTGATATTGATGTTTATAAGTCAGTCTCTAACAAACAAAACTTTTACTTAACTAAATAACATGCAACACGATGAAAAAGGGAGTCAATCGCTGGGGTATAAGATACGATACAGAAGCGTATCAATTAGCAGTACTTAATCATTTTAATCAATAAAATACAAAATTGATTAGAGACTTAATGAAATAAACATGAAAATATTAAAAATAACAAAAGAAGACTTAAACGAAAATAACGAATACAAGAAGGGAAATATTGGTGAATATCTTAACCATGAAAATGTATCAGTAGAGATAGATGGCAATCTTGGCACAGTTAAGTTTGATTATATCTATGTAACAGGTTCAATCTTTGCAAAAGCTGGTTCTGGTATCAAAGCTGGTGATGTT